CAAAGCCTTATATCAACTACAATATGTGGGGCACAAAGACTGGGCGTATGACAACTCGCAAGCACTACTTCCCAATCCTCACACTTGATGGCGACTATCGCTCTATCATCAAACCAACAAATGATTATTTTGTAGAACTTGACTACAATGCAGCGGAGCTTCGTGTTTTACTTAGTCTTAGTGGCAAAGTTCAGCCAACAGAAGACATCCACACTTGGAACTTGAACAACGTGTATAGTGGAGTTGGAAGTAGGGAAGAGGCAAAAAAGCGCATCTTTGCTTGGCTTTACAACCCTCAGTCAAAAGACTTTGCCTCTAATCGTGTTTATGAACGCGAGAGTGTTTTAAGAAAATACTGGAACGGACAAGTTGTAATAACTCCGATGGATCGTGTAATTCAAGCGGATAAACACCACGCACTAAACTATTTAATACAAAGCACGACCAGCGATATCGTGCTATCACGAGCATTTAAAATTGCCGAGAAGCTTAAAGATAAAAACTCTTTTATTTCTTTCACACTTCATGATAGTATTATTATAGACTTTGATGATGGCGAAAGAAAATTGGTGGAGGAGTTATTAAATATCTTTTCTCAAACACCTCTTGGGAAGTTTCAAGTTAATCTTAGCGCTGGCAAATCTTACGGGGATATGAGGAGGATTGAATGGACACAATAGTTGGACTTGGAAAAGCCGGTTGTGCTATTGCAGACAAATTTGCACAATATCCCCAGTACAAGGTTTTTAAAATTGACTCTGAGGGATTAGATTCAAAAAGCAAAAACAACTATGTCTTAACAAAGCAGGGCAGCCCAGAAGATTATGAAACAAGTGTTCGCTCCATGAAAACTTTTTTTAAAAGAATTACGGACGATGTTCTTTTTATTTTATCTGGCTCTGGCATGATTTCAGGCTCGGCTTTACAAATCTTGAAGAACTTAAAAGATAGGAATGTCAACATTCTTTATATCAAGCCAGACTTGGAATTTCTTGGACACAACAACATTCTTCAAGAGCGTGTTGTAAGAAATGTTCTACAAGAATACACTCGCTCTGGTCTTTTTAATCGCATCTTTCTTGTGGACAACAAGAGAATAGAACAGATCCTTGGTGAAGTTCCAATTATTGGCTATTATGATAAATTAAATGAACTTATCGTTTCCACTTTTCATATGGTCAATGTATACAACCACCAAGAAGCTATCCACGCAACCCCATTCGATACGGCAGACACAACTCGCATTTCTACACTTGGAATACTAAATGTTGAGGAGGGTGAAGAAAAATTGTTTTTTTCCCTTGACAACATCCGAGAGAAGTGTTATTATTATGCTATCAACTCAAAAGTTTTAGAAACAGACGGAAAGCTTTTGCGAACACTAACCGACAATATTAATAAAAACATTGGCAAAGAAGTTCGTGCCGGATTTCAAGTTTACTCTACCTCTTATGAGCAGAGTTATGGATACTTGGTTGCGAACACCGAGAAAACAAACAATTAGGACTTATATGAAAACCGCATTAAACTTTCTTAAAAACTATTGGAAAAGACTGGCTACTATGTTTGTCCTTTCGATGGTCGGAACTTTCGCAGCAATTCAGGTTCATAAAAGTGGTATTGAAGTCGGAAAACATGTCGGACGATGTGAAATAACTTGTGCCCTCTTTATGGGCGACTTTATTGCTTACGATGATGAAGGCTGTCAATGTGAATTGGCACATGGATTTTTGATTACAGTTCCGATTAATCCAAATTATTTTGAAAATTCTTTGACAGAAGAATAAAACTATGTTACAATCTTTAATAGCAAAGCGAGAGATTTATCGCTTTGACTCTAGACCAACCAGTCACAAACCAACAAGGAGATAAAAATGGCAATTAATCTAGATAAAATGAGAGAGCGCAAAGCAGCGCTCGAAGGCAAAGGCGGCGGCAACCGCGATACATTCTGGCGTCCACAAGATGGCGAACAGTGTATTCGTATTGTTCCCACTGCTGACGGCGACCCCTTCAAGGACTTCTGGTTCCACTATAATGTGGGCAACAACCCAGGGTTCCTTAGTCCGAAGAGAAACTTCGGAGAAGAGGATCCGCTAAATGATTTTGTTCGCAAGCTCTTCAATGAGGGCACCGAAGAAAGCATTAAGATGGCGAAGTCGCTTATGGCTCGTCAAAGGTTTTTCTCCCCCGTTCTCGTAAGAGGCGAGGAAGATAGAGGTGTCCGTATCTGGGGATATGGAAAGCAAGTTTATGAGCAATTGCTCAATCTTGTTCTCAACCCAGAATACGGAGATATTACCGACACGGAAACGGGAACAGACCTCGTTCTCCACTATGGTAAGCCCCCAGGAGCAAGCTTCCCACAAACGAAGCTGACTCCGCGTCGTCGCTCTTCTGTTCTCTGTGATGATGCAGTCGGCGGTGATGACCGTTGCGCGGAATTGCTTGAAAGCATTCCTGAATTCGATACGCTTTTTGAGCGTAAAACGCCAGAAGAAGTTGGAGCACTGTTAGATGCTTATCTGCTTGGCGAAGAAGGCACCACGGAGGATACTAATACTACAACCCCTCCTCCCTCCACTGACACAGTATCCTCTGTTGATGCTGCCTTCAACGAACTCATGGGAGCGTAATCCCCGCGCCCACAGGGAGGCACAGGGTCATCAGGTGCCTCACACCTTTACATTGGAGATTAAATGAGAATGGCGAAAGCTAAAAATACAAAAGCTGGTAAGTTAAACTTATCTGATATGCGTGCTCTTATTAACAAGAGGGCTGGTCTTAATGTCGCCCACGACTTGACCGAACAAAATCCTACTGAGGTTAAAGAGTGGATTCCAACTGGCTCTCGCTGGTTAGATTCAATTATTTGTCGTGGTAAACTTTCTGGTATCCCTGTCGGCAAGATTGTTGAGATTGCAGGCTTAGAGGCAACCGGCAAGTCCTATATGGCAGCACAAGTCGCTGCGAATGCTCAAAAGCTGGGAATTGATGTTATTTATTTCGATTCAGAGTCGGCAATTGACCCCGGCTTTCTTGAAAAAGCGGGCTGTGATTTAAGCAGTCTTCTTTATGTTCAGGCTGCATCTGTTGAGTTTGTCTTAGAGACTATTGAAGACCTACTTGCCAACAATGATAATCGCATGTTATTTATCTGGGACTCGCTTGCGCTCACGCCTGCTATTTCTGATATTGAAGGCGATTTCAACCCCCAGTCTTCTATGGCTGTAAAGGCTCGTATTCTTGCCAAGGGTATGTCCAAGTTGACAGTTCCAATTGCGAACTCTCAATCAACATTCTTGGTTTTAAATCAGCTAAAATCAAACATCACTCGCTCACCTTCCGAGGCTATGACAACTCCTTATGTCACACCAGGCGGAAAGGCTATGATCTATGCCTACTCGCTTCGTATCTGGCTAACAGGACGAAAAGCCAAGGCATCCTTTGTCACTGATGACAAGGGTTTCCGTATCGGTTCAGAAGTCAAGGTAAAGCTGGAAAAATCCCGCTTTGGAACCCAAGGAAGGCAGTGTAATTTTCGCATTTTATGGGGCGATGAGATTGGTATTCAAGATGACGAAAGTTTATTTGATGCTATTGCAGGATCTTCAAGCTTAGTTCGCACTGGTGCTTGGTATACGCTCCTTGATTCTTCTGGTGAAGCTTTGGGTACAAAGTTTCAAGCAACTAAGTGGACTGAGCGCATGACTGATGAAAGTTTTCGTGCAAGAGTTTACGAGATTATGGACGAAGAAGTTATTTATAAATTTGATAAGCGCGAAGGAAACGCAGCAGATTTTTACGAAGAAGGTGAATAATGCGAACTAATTATACGTCTAAAAAGTATAATTAAGCAATAGGAGTTAAAATGAAAAAGCTTATTACAACAGCACTATTTGGTGTTTTCTTGTCAGGATGTGTGGCACACGCTCACCCTCCACCGCCACAATCTCACTACCACGCTCACAAGCCAGTTCTTGTGAAGGCGTGGGTTTGGTCTCCAGGGTATTATCGTGCCAACGGAGTTTGGATCCGAGGGCATTGGTATGTTGATCGTGTTCAGCGATATAAGCTGAATCGCTATCCTCGTACACATATTCGGTGGGTAGAGGGTCGCAGAAGACCTGTAAGACCAGATCGTCCACATCGTTATCATCGTGGACACCGACATAAACATCGTCATCGCCACCACCGACGATAAACAAATCGCCCCCTACTGGGGGCATTTTTTTTAAGATAATGCTTGACAACGCTATTGTATGATGCTATATTATTATCATGCTTGAGTGGTGGAATAGGTAGACACAAGGGACTTAAAATCCCTCGCTCAGTTGGGCATGCGGGTTCGATTCCCGCCTCAAGCACCATTTATTATGAAACGACTACTTGTAATTGACGCTCTCAACTTGATGTTCCGAAACTACATCGTGAACCCAAGTTTATCTACAAACGGACAACCTATTGGAGGATTGAAAGGTTTTCTACAATCCCTCCAGAAACTCATTAGAGAAACAAAGCCCGACCAAGTTGTTATCTGTTGGGACGGCGAAGGCGGTAGCCAAAGACGAAAATCTAAAAACAAGGGCTATAAAGAAGGACGCAAGCCCATTCGTCTTAACCGAGATATTCGCAACCTCACCGAGAATGAAGAGATATCAAATAAGATCTGGCAGCAGACAAGGCTTGTGGAGTATCTAAACGAACTACCTATTGTCCAGCTTATGTTGCCCGCCGTAGAAGCAGACGATATTATTAGTGTGGTTGTTCAACATCCAAGCTTTGCGGGTTGGCAAAAAGTTATTGTGTCCTCTGACAAAGACTTTTTCCAGTTGTGTGATGGAGAGACTATTGTCTTTCGCCCCATCCAGAAACAAATTGTTAATCAGAAGAGTCTTGTTGAAGAGCATGGAATTCATCCAAAGAACTTTGCTCTTGCCCGTGCGATTGCTGGTGACAAGTCAGATAATCTTCCAGGCGTTGGTGGAGTTGGGCTTCCAACCATCTCCAAGCGCTTTCCTTTCTTTTCGGAAGATGTGGCTTATGACATTGACACGCTGATGGAATACTCGCAAAAACACGCGGGTAAAGTTAAGGCATATACAAATGTGCTTGAAAACCGAGAAGTAGTAGAGGAAAACTATCGCCTCATGCAGCTTTACACTCCAAGTGTAAGTGTTCAGGGCAGAAAGAAAATTAATTATGCACTGGATAACTTTGAGGCAGAGTTCGCTAAAACAATCATTAAGGCAATGATGATTGAAGATGGATTTGGCGTCGTTAATTTTGTTGATATGTATGCTTGGATGAATAAGATTGTAGCAGATTCGCGAACATAAAACTATTTATTAATATGAAACTTTATAATAAATGGAGACAAACATTCGGAGACTCAATCGACGTGCAGCCGACCTCCGAACTTTTAGTCAAGAACTTTAAAAAATTCATTACAGAACAAAATAATCCAGAGGATGTGGATCTATCAAGTTTTGAGTTTTACGATGACCTTAACAAAGACTTTTGGAATCAAGAAGGCGAAAGATTAGATCCAGAAATCAGACAAAAACTCCTCGCTATTGCGAACGACTTTTGGGATTCACTGGAAGTTGGGGATACTGAGTATGATGACATTACGTTCACTGGATCTCTCGCTGCCCATAATTATTCTAAATTCTCTGATGTTGACCTTCACCTTCTTGTTGATTTTTCACAGGTAGACGACAAGATTGATTTGGTAAGAGAATACTTCAACGCTATGAAGTCTATTTGGAATCGTCTTCATGATATTCTTATTAAAGGGTATGAAGTTGAAATCTATGTTCAAGATGTTAATGATCCACACGAGGCACAAGGGCTTTATTCAGTTCTTGATGATAATTGGATTAAAAAGCCCGTCCTTGACAAACAAGACTTTGACAAGGACAATGTAAGAAAAAAAGCTACGGATCTTATGGATCAGATTGATCGCCTACAGCCCCTTATCGACGACGGCAAATACGAAGAAGCTGAAAAATATGCGGACAAATTAAAAGCTAAAATTCGCAAAATGAGAAAAACGGGTTTAGAAACAGTTGGTGCTTACTCCGTTGAAAATCTCGCATTTAAAGTTTTAAGAAGAAACGATTATCTTGGCAAGCTCTCCGACGCAAAACGAGAGGCTTATGATAAAATGTTATCAGTAAAAGAGCACCAATTTAAATAATATATTTTACACGCAGCGTAGCTGTGTTATAATACCTATGTAGTTTATAAATTAGGTGCATATTTGACCGCTCAAGATAAAGTTAATTTTAGTAAATATGGCAAGTCTTTCCAAGAGGGACTTGCCGCACTTATCTTACAAGACCGTGCATTTTCAGACCAGATACAAGAAGTTTTAGAAACAGAGTATTTTGAACTGAAATATTTGCAGGTTTTTGTAGATAGGGTTTTCTCATACAAACAAAAATACAACGTTCATCCAACATCTAAAATTCTGATGACGATTCTTCGCACTGAATTGGATGATGAGACTGACGCTGTAAAAAAACAGACACGAGATTATTTTTCAAGGATTTATAATACCGACGTAAGAGATGAGGACTTCATAAAGAACACATCTCTTGACTTCTGTCGAAAACAGGTCTTAAAATCAGCAATGATTAAGTCTGTTGGATTATTAAAAAACTCATCATATGATGAGATTGCAAAAGTTATCAATGAAGCTCTTAAACTCGGCAGTAACTCAGATTTTGGTTATGATTATATTGCAGACTTCGAAAAACGATTTGAGATAAAAGCGCGTGACCCAATCACGACAGGCTGGGATGAGATTGATAAACTTTGTAGAGGCGGAATTGGAAATGGAGAACTTGGTGTTGTAATTGCGCCAACTGGTGCTGGAAAATCTATGGTACTTGTCCATCTTGGAGCCCAGGCTTTAATGCAAGGAAAGACTGTTGTACACTACACTCTTGAACTTGCTGATACCAGTATTGGTATTCGTTATGATAGTTGTATTACGAGTGTTTCTTTATCTGAAACGCATTCTTTTAAAGAAATGATTTATGAAAAAGTGCAGGAAGTGCCTGGGCGTCTAATTATTAAGGAGTACCCAACGAAGTCTGCGAGCACACAAACGCTCAAGAATCATATTGAAAAACTTAAACAAAGAGATATAAAAGTTGACATGATTCTAGTAGACTATGGAGACTTATTAAAACCTGTTACCGTTACGAGAGAGAAAAGGCACGACTTGGAATCTATTTATGAAGAATTACGAGCCATCGCACAAGAAAACAAATGTCCAGTCTGGACAGCATCTCAAACTAACCGTTCAGGTTTAAATGCCGAAGTTGTGACTTTGGAGTCAATTTCGGAGGCATACAGCAAATGTTTTGTTGCCGACTTTATCTGTTCGGTATCCAGAACAATTGACGATAAAAACAATAATACAGGGCGCATGTTTGTTGCTAAAAATCGCTTTGGTCCAGATGGGCTTGTTTATCCGGCTAAAATGGACCTGAGCAGAGTTAAGATTGATATTTTACCCTCAACAGGTGAGACAATTGGTGAAATTCAAGTCAATGCCGCAAAACAGCAGTCAGAAAAGTTGAAAGAAAAATACAAAAGATTTAAGGATGGAAAATAAATTGGGAAAACTTAAAAACTACTTCAATGGCGATGAATTAGCCTCAAACGTATGGCTGACTAAATATGCTCTTAAAGATAAGAGCGGTAAAGTTTTAGAGGAGACACCGGATGATATGCACAATCGCATCGCCTCTGAGTTTGCTCGTATTGAAGAAAAGTTCGGAGGCGAGAATGCTCTATCAAGAGAACAGATTTATGATTTAATTAAAAATTTTGACTACATTGTACCGCAAGGCTCGCCCATGATGGGCATTGGAAACAATCATGTCAATGTGTCCCTTTCTAACTGTGTTGTTGTTGCCTCACCAGAAGACAATATTTCTTCAATTATCGATTCAAGTAAATCTCTCGCCAATCTATTTAAAAGACGTTGTGGCGTAGGGCTTGATATTAGCCAATTACGCCCCGAAGGCACTCCCGTTAACAACTCCGCAGGCACCACCACGGGTGCTTGGTCTTTTGCTGATTTATATTCATATGTTTGTCGTATGATTGGACAAAACGGACGCCGAGGGGCACTGATGATCTCAATGGATGTGCGTCATCCTGATATCGAAAAATTTGTCACAATGAAACATGATCTCACAAAAGTCACGGGTGCAAATGTGTCTGTGAAAATAAGTGATGATTTTATGGAGGCAGTAGAAAGCAATGGAACATTTACTCTTCGGTTTCCTGTTAACTCAGAAAACCCGAAATACACGAGAGAAGTTGACGCCGCCGCTCTCTGGCAGCAAGTCGTAGAATCGGCTACTAAAACAGCAGAGCCGGGACTTTTGATGTGGGGCAATATTGAAAAATACCTTCCCGCAGAGGCATATGCTGATGATGGTTTTAAAACCATCTGTACAAACCCTTGCGGCGAAATTCCCTTATCTGCCTACGACTCTTGTCGTCTTATTTCCGTCAATCTTAAAAACTTCGTCAAAAATCCATTTACACAAAAAGCATCTTTTGATTACAAGCATTTTTCCAAGGTCGCAGCATATGCCATGCGCCTTTCCGATGATCTTGTAGAACTTGAAATTGAAAAGCTTGACAGCATTATCAAAGCATGTGATACAGACGATGAAAAGGAACTGTGGGAGAACTTAAAGACTGCTTGTGTTAATGGTCGTCGCACTGGGCTTGGTACTCACGGCTTGGCAGACGCCCTCTCTTGTCTTTCGCTTGCATATGACTCCGAAGAGGGTATCGAGGTTATTGATAAAATTTATAAAACACTGAAAGTGTCTGCCTACACCGAATCAGTAAATCTTGCCCAAGAACGTGGTGCTTTTGCGGTCTTTAACTGGGAAAAGGAAAAAGACAACGCATACATCAAGTCGCTCCCCAAGAAATTACGTGATCTTATTGCTGAGTTTGGTAGAAGAAATATTTCTATTTTAACAAATGCGCCCACGGGTTCAGTCTCTATTATGTCACAAACATCATCGGGCATCGAGCCAGTCTTTCGTAATTCCTATACACGCCGCCGCAAGTTGTCTCACAATGATTCCGATGTAAAAGCAGATTTTGTCGATGATTTGGGTGATCGCTGGGTTGAGTACGAGGTTTTTCACCACAATGTTCGTGAATATCTTGAAGCGCATGATACTGAAGAAGTTCCTGACTTTTTCACTGAATCTGATGCAATTGATTGGGAAAATCGAGTTCGTATTCAGGCAGCAATTCAAAAACACATTGACCATTCGATTAGTTCGACTATTAATCTACCAAAAGGGACCGATCCAGAGGTTGTGTCGCGTCTTTATCAGTTAGGCTGGAAACTTGGCTTGAAAGGGATTACAGTTTATGTTGATGGTTCACGCACAGGGGTGCTTGTCACCAATACAGAGGAATCCGAAGAGACTTTTCCTGAAAACGAAGCCGTAAAACGCCCTACTGATCTGCCGTGTAGCATCCATCACACAACCATTCAGGGTGAGAAATGGATTATTTTAGTAGGCATGCTTGACGGTAAGCCTTATGAAGTTATGGGTGGCTTATCTAACTTAATTGAAATCCCTGCAAAGCACACTGAAGGCGTTCTTGTCAAACACCCGCGAAAAACAATGAATTCTGTTTATGACTTACGTGTTGGAAAAAATGGCGACACTATTGTGGTCAAAGACATCGTTAAGGTTTTTGACAATCCAAACTATGCCGCATTTACTCGTCTTATTTCCCTATCACTGCGTCACGGAGCAAATATTCAATATGTTGTGGAGCAGATGCAAAAAGATAGAGACAGTGATATGTTTTCGTTTGCTAAATGTGTTGCCCGAGTGCTTAAGAACTATATTACTGATGGCTCAAAAGCAAGTGACAAAACCTGTCCAGAGTGTAATGCCGATGGGCTTATTTATATCGAAGGTTGCCTAACATGCAAATCTTGTGGCTACGCCAAGTGCGGATAAGGAGAAACAATGCTACAGCCGTTTAATAGACATATTTTGATCACACCAGAGTTTGTCGAAAGAGAAAAGAAGAAAGAACAATCAACAATTCTGCTTCCCGATGACTATACAAAAGTTGAGGGAAAATACTGCTCTGCTGTTGTTCACAGCACAGCCGACGATTGTCGTTTTGAAAACTTAACTACAGGAGCCCGTATTCTCGTTAATCGAGCAATGATTGAAGAGGTGGAATATGAAGGCAAAAAGCATCACCTCATTTTGGATAATTATGTAATCGCACAAATTAAGGAGTAATAATATGGCGCACCATTATCAAGACTTTTTTACGTCATGTGACTGGCGTATACCAAAAAAGAATCAAACTTCAGGTTCAATAGGTCAAGATAAAAAAGAAGAAAATAAAGAAGCCAAATGTTCCAATACAACAAAATAGCACTTGGATGTTCATTAAGTTCAGCACTTTATTGTTTTTATAATCAAATACCAATGATTTATGTCGAAAGACGCAAGGTCCATCCATTTGAATTTTTTAAACCAAACACCGATCTTAGTTTACTTAAAATTGAGCCCCTGCGTTATGACTTGAAAATGTCTGACGAAGGGGTTGCCGTGTTTGGACCCTCAAAGCGCCAAGTATATGAAAAAATTATGGTTTTACTATCTTTATCTGGTTTGGTGCCTTTTTCAAATTTAGCAAAATCACTCCATATTGATAAAAAACACTTAAAAGTCATCACTGAGCGTAACAGGGCTTACGATATCGCATACGAGGAACTTATAGTTTTTGACGATACCAATATTTCAGGCTTATCCAGCATCTTGAAGGATAACAAGGATCAAAAAACACAAGTTTTAGACTGGTTTGAAATTAACCAAGGCAGCAACACCCCGTTGGATTACATCAAAACCGACGATAACTTTGTGAAAGACATATTTTTATACAAATCCAAGCGACCTGATGTAAAGCCAGGTGTTAAAGATCTGGTAGCCATCTCATATATGACACCAAACGAGGCAAAATACGATTATCAGAACTCCGACACTTATGCCCGTTTTAAAATCTTGAAAACTATGAAAGAAGCAGGCGTTAGAGGTCAAAAAAACGGCAAAAATCCGAATTATCCAGACCGCTCATCCGAGCCTTTTAAGTGGATATCGCCAAAAATCACTTTTGTGACCCGAGAGATTGTTCCTCCGCCTATGTCGAAGTACCGCAACACCAAAAAGGTCAAATTTTGCTATGATACACCCGAACAGATTATGTCGGAGAACACTATAAAAATTAATTCTTACTCAACGAAGCTTTTGAACGCATTCTAATGGAACCTAAACCAACCGTTAAATTAACATCATTTCACTTGGCAGGAATTATTCCTGTTGCTGGGCATAAACACGATTTCGGCTTTCAGTGGGACAATGTTATGATGCCCATCGCAGAAAACTACACTGCTTTGGAGCGAAGTGTGATGGAGTGTGCATATGCGGGCTGTGAAACAATTTGGATTGTGTGCAATCAGGACATTCAGCCATTAATCCGTCATAGACTGGGAGAAATGGTTCAAGATCCGGTTTGGTATGGAAGAACCCTTTCAGTAAAACCAGAGGAACACCGAAAACAAATTCCAATCTATTATGTACCAATTCACCCCAAAGATCGCGATAGAGTTGATTGCTACGCTTGGAGCATACTGCATGGGGCAAATACTGCGTATTGGATTAGCCGACAAATGAGTGTTTGGCTAACACCAGATAGATATTATGTATCCTTCCCGCTCTCCGTCTATCCCGAAAACGCACCGAGGGTCCATAGAAAATTAATTTCTAGTGACAACAACTTCTTTTTCTGTTATAATGGTAAAACAGTAAAAGACAACGAATATATGGGCTTTACGTTTGGACCCGAAGATTTTATTAAAAGCAGACAAGTGATCAGAAAAGAGGGAACGCGAGAATGGAAGGACGGTGGTGATGAAAGACCGACAGAACGGCTTCCACTTGAAAAAAGGTGGTCAGCGCGTCATTTTTCCCTTGACAAAGTATTTAAACCTGTTATAATAATAGAGTCAAATGTAAAAGAGTTGGAATGGTATCACGACTTATCTAGTTGGGACAGCTATGTCAATTATTTTGCATCTGAAGAATCAAAGACAATACAACGTCCTTATAAAGGCTTATTAAAATACCATGAATGGAATGGTTTAGGAGTAGAAAATGCCAACAAAGACAACATCAGTGAATCCGAACACAGTGACAGATTTACAAAATCAGATTGATCTTTTGACCAAGCAACTTGCCACCGAGCGGGCCAAAACACAACAATTTGGTGCTATTTTAGGTCAAATGCGATATCGAGTGACAGAAATTTTAAATTTAGAACCAAGCATTCGTACCGAAATTTTGAAAGAGCTTGACACTGTGTTTAAACGCGCACTGTAATCAATTTAGAGGAGGGTAAGATGAACGACCGTACAAAATCCAACATCCCGTTCGTTGGGCTACACGCACATAGCGTGGCAGGATCATTATTTGACGCACTGGGATATCCACCAGATCATATGGATTTTGCATATGAGAACGGCTGCGATGCACTTGCTCTTACAGACCACGGAAATGCAAATGGTCTTTCTCATCAAGTGCTTCATGCTAAAAAGATGAAGGAGCAAGGTAAAGCCTTTAAGCCCATCTTTGGATGTGAAGCATACTTTATTCCATCTATCGCTGAATGGCGTAATGAGTATGAAAGAGCACTTGAAGACAAAAAGCGTGCCAAGACACTCGGTTCAGAGTTGAGCGGTGCCACTGTAGAGGACGAAAACTCCAGTAAAAAAGTCCAAGATGTATTGCGCCGCCGTCGTCATCTTATCCTCCTCGCCCAAAATCAAACAGGGCTTCAAAACCTATTTAAACTAATTTCTGAAAGCTATAAGAGTGAAAACTTCTATCGCTATCCTCGTATGGATTATGATCTCCTTGCGAAGTATGGCGAGGGGATTATCGCTGCCTCTGCCTGCCTTGGCGGTGTCTACGCTGGAAATTTCTGGGAGAACCGCGAAGAGGGTGACGAGGCTGTTCTTAACGCCATGCGTGAGACAACTCGCAGAATGGTCGCTATCTTTGGTGACCGCTGGTATGGCGAGCTACAATGGAACAATGTTCCAGAACAGCATAAGCTAAATCAGTTTATTATTAAGATGCATGAAGAGTTTGGTATTGGGCTTATCTCAACGGCGGACAGCCACTATCCAAACCCCGATGCGTGGAAAGACCGCGAGCTTTATAAGCGCCTCGGCTGGCTTGGAAAGGCTGCTCCGTCTTATGAGAGCACCGAACTTCCAATTGACGTTGATGAGATTGGTTATGAGCTTTATCCAAAGAACGGCGACCAAATGTGGGAGAGCTACAAGAAGTATTCCGCCGAGTGTGGTGTTGAATACGACGATGATCTTGTCCTTCAGTCCATCAGACACACTCACGAAATCGCTCATCAGCGTATTGAAGACTTCCTGCCAGATAATACTGTTCGCCTTCCAGATTTTGTTGTTCCCGCAGGATATACAGCAACACAGGCGCTTGTCAATATGTCTATTGAGGGCTTGCGGGTAAAAGGCTTTCATAGCGATAAAGAATATACAGAGCGCCTCCGTCACGAACTCACCGTTATTGATGACCGAGGTTTCTCAAAATATTTCTTAACCATGAAGGCGATTGCAGACCGAGCCAACGATTGTATGCTTACAGGTCCAGGTCGTGGTTCTGCCGCAGGATCCCTTGTTGCTTACGCTCTCGGCATCACCCAGATCGACCCGATTAAGTATGGTCTGTTGTTCTCACGTTTCCTGCGCTCTGACGCTACTGATTATCCAGATATTGACTATGATGTAGCGGCACCGATGGAACTAAAAGAACAATTGATTGAGGAGTGGGGCGACACCACCGTTGTTCCCATTTCTAACTGGAACACGCTTCAGTTGCGTTCTCTTATCAAGGATATTTCCAAGTTCTACGGCATTCCGTTTAAGGAGGTAAATGAGGTCACAGGCAAGATGCTTTTAGAGGCAACTCCAGCCGCCAAGAAGGCACACGGCATTAAGGCAGGTGTGTATACTCCCACCTTTGAGGAGACGAAAGAATATTCTCCAACCCTCCAAGCGTTTTTGAACAAGTATACCAATATCGCTAATCATATTGATATGTTATATGGTCAGGTGCGCTCCTGTTCTCGTCATGCAGGTGGTGTTGTGGTCGGTGAAAATCTCGACAAGTGGATGCCACTGATTAACTCCAAGGGTGTCCGTCAGACGCCCTGGGCAGAGGGACAGAACGTCCGTCACTTGGAGCCAATGGGCTTTATCAAGTTTGATATTCTTGGGCTTTCCACCCTTGCGATGATTGATGGTGCTATCCGTCATATTTTGAAGCGAGAACACGATATTGAAGAGCCATCATTTAATGATGTAAAAGATTATTATAATAAACACCTACACCCAGACACTATCAATTTAGACAATCAAGAAGTCTACAAAAATATCTTTCATACCGGCAAGTGGGCAGGAATCTTCCAGTTTACAGAGAAGGGCGCTCAGGGTTTTTGCCAGCGAGCAAAGCCCACGAGTATCGTGGATATATCAGCCATCACATCCATCTTTCGCCCAGGTCCATTGTCAGCGAAAGTTGATGACCAGTATGTAGAAGCCAAGCAGCAGCCGCAGTACATTAAGTATGACCACCCGCTTATCCAAGAGGTAACCGAGGAAACCTACGGCTTCCTTATCTTTCAAGAACAGATTGCAATTCTGGCTCACAAGCTGGGCAAGGGCTTGTCTCTTGATGAGGGCAACAAGCTCCGCAAACTTCTCACCAAGAAGGGAACGGGCAAGGGTCACGAAGCCAAGATGAAGATCCATTCTAAGTTCATCACCGGCTGTGTCGAGAAGGGTATTCGCCACAATGTAGCCGAAGAGATTTGGAATAAGTTTGAATATTTCTCAGGCTATGGATTCAACAAGTCCCATGCTGTGTCTTATTCTATGTTGTCTTACCAGTGTGCGTGGTTGGCTCATCACCACCCCGCAGAGTGGATGGCTGCGTTCTTAGACAAAGAGCCCGAGAGCCGAAAAGAAAAAGCTATCAATATTGCGAAGGGCTTTGGTTTTGGTATCCGCAAGCTGGATGTTAATACTTCTGGTCGTGTTTGGGAGATCTCCAAAGATGGACAAACCCTTATTCAGCCGCTAACTTCTATTAAGGGTCTTGGCGAGGCTGCGATTGCACAGATTATTAGTAACCGACCCTTTGAAAAGGTTGAAGATTTTATCTTTAACGATAATATGGTATATTCCAAGCTTAACAAGAAGGCACTGGATGTGCTTGTACGCTCAGGTGCGATGAATGGGCTTGTAGATGATCGATTTAGTGGTCTCAAGCACTTCTGGTCCGCAGTTGCTGTTGATCGACCACGAAAGCTAAAGAAGTTTGAAGAAAATATTGAGTTGTATCGTCCAGAGGGCGACTTTGACGAAGAGGATATTATTCAATACACTGTTGAGCTTACAGGCGTATTTCCAATGTCCGAGGTGATGAACAGCGATATTATGGACAAGTTGTACCAGAATATGATTCCACCCATTGGAGAGTTTGACCCTGACTTGCGCGTGACTTGGTTTATTCCTCGCAAGATTGTTCCGAGGAAGACAAAGAACAATAAAGAATATTGGGTTGTTGAAGTCATTGACGATACCGGCACAACTGCAAATATTAAGTGCTGGGGTGTCAACTCAAAGTTTGATATCCTGTATCTTAACCGCCCATATATGGCAAAACTCGACTGGCACCCTACGTGGGGCTTTAGCACGAGATCACTAAAACATAATTTTAGACTATTATCTTGACAATTAAAAATGTGTCAGTTATAATGTATAAACATTAAGGAGAAAAAATGGACCTATCAATTGTTAGTAACGATGTTGTTGTGGAAGCACAACTCAACCAAGAAGAAGAAGCAAAGCGCCAAAAGGTGCTTGAATATATTCGCTCGCTCAGAGCTATCGAGGATGCTATTGAGCCATACGCAGAGCAGAAGCGCGAACTCAAGGCAGAGTTCAAAGAGCAGGGCTGGCTTACAGGTGATGAGATCTCTGTTGCAGTCAAGGCTTATCGTATGCTAAAGGCAGACCAAGATATCGACGAGCTTGTTGAGATGTTTAACTTCTTGCGAGGTGATAAGTGATTATTGAATATCACAGAACCCACTTTAATTCGCACCCTCCAACACGAGGAAATCCAAGCGATGCAGGACTCGATGTTTATTTTTCGCCAAAAACACGCGACCCAGTGACAATTGAACCAGGGCAAAGCGTCATTCTGCCCACTGGGCTTAAATTTGGCGTTCCTCACGGGTACATGTTGGAGGTAAAAAACCGCTCTAGCGTTGCTTCTAAGCGCTCTCTCATTGTCGGTGCCTGTGTGGTGGATTCGGGCTATGATGGCGAGGTCTTCGTCAATCTTCACAATATTGGGACAGAGCCACAAGTGGTTGAACCACACACAAAAATTGCACAGGTTGTTATGACCCCTGTTGTCTCATTCCGTGCCCTGGAGACAACAAACCCAAACCTTTACGATTGGTATCCTATTACTATTAGCGATAGAGGCGACGGTGCGCTGGGGAGTACAGATGAATAGTGTAATTTATGAAACTATGAAAAGCAGAGTCGTGCCAGGTATAATTGGGGCTGCTACAAAAAGCACCTCACCAATTAAGCGGTGGCTTCAAGTAAGCACATTGCCTCAGCCAGTAAGTATTGTTTTTGGAAGACTGTACGAAGAAACCATGAATGACTTAATTGAGCAGTCGGTGGAATATGAAGTAATAACTAATTCATCTGAAAAAACATACATTACTCCTGATTGTCAATTAACTAATGTCTCCAAGGGCAATAAAGACGTTGACGTGCTTTTTAGAAAAGGAAACGTTATTTATTATCGTGAGGTAAAATGTAATTTATCCCTTGACAGTGAGAAAAGCAAAGTAACTGCACAAAAAGTACAGAATATTTCGTCTCGGTTGAAAATTTTATTTCCAGATTGTGAAATCAACTTTGCCATCTTAAATATGGATTGGGATGGCAAGAAGACAAATATGCACGATGTCCGTATTGAGTATGCAGGAGAGTTCATTAACCGCCTTGGCATTGAGGACATGTCAAAACAAAATTATCTTAACATTGGGCAACAATTGGGGCGGGACTATAGAGAGGGTATTGATGCCAGATAAAATGATACCCATGTTTAAGTGGTCTGGTGGCAAACGCAGAGAAACCAAACATGTTCATGAATTAATACCACATAACTTTGATACTTTCTTTGAGCCTTTTGTTGGGGGTGGCGCAGTTTGGTTTGAACTTGGTCACACTAAAAATTGTGTTGGTGACACGCACCCAGAGGTAATTAATTTTTATAATACTGTAAAATCGCACGGAAAAGAATTTATTGATGATCTAAATTCATATGCGATAAATTACAAAAACACTATTATTGAAACTAAGCCAAAGATGAGAGAAGAGTATAAGGATTTAGCAGACAGTTATTATAGCTGGCGTGACGGTCAGCATACTACAGACTATGATCTTGCTAAGAGATTTTATATTTTACGAAATCTTGCTTTTGGTGGAATGCTCAGATATAACCGTGCTGGTAAATTTAATGTTCCGTATGGTTATTACAAGAATTTTAAACAACTAGATTGGAACGAAGATTATAAAAATCTTTTTAAAAACACAGAGTTTGTAAACCAAAACTGGCTTGATACGGTATCGAATGCAAGCACTAATGATTTTGTATTCTTAGATCCTCCGTATACTCGCGAATTTACTAAGTATTCGGCTGAGGGAGACTTTGGAGAACAACAGCACCGAGAACTAGCAGAGTGGTTTGCTACCAAGTCAACACAAGCGATGATAATACTTAATAAAGATGATTTCACCGAAAGCTTGTATTCAAATTTTATACAAAAAGAGTATGAGTTTTCATATGGAGTGAGATATAGAAAAGATCGCTTAAACAAAGATGATGTCACAACCTATCATTTTGTAGCTACAAATTACTAAGAGAGAAACACATGAACCGTAAACAACGACGTGCAAGAGAAGCACAAATTCGCAAGGATAGCAATGACGAATTAGCAGCCCAAGTTGCTATGTTCGGCAAGCTACCTGAACAATGCACCGCTTGCGAAAAAGTTTTTGACACAAAGGACAAAGAAATGGCAACGACTTGGAATGTTGTTGTCAGAAAGGAAGATGAGGAAAACCCTGTCCGACTTTACTGCCCGACTTGTTGGGACACAGCCCAAGAAGTTATTGCGAACTTTTTTAAGCAAATGGAAGAAGACAATGAATCTTGAAACACACATCACCTTTGACGATGTTCTGTTAGTGCCACAATACAGCGATATTAGATCTCGCGCAGAGGTTTCTCTATCGTCAGAACTGTCAGAGGGCTTGGAACTTCGTGTTCCAATTATTTCGGCACCAATGGATACAGTGTGCGGTCAACATATGGCTGCTAAAATGGCTGAATTTGGAGCGCTCGGTGTTATTCACCGCTATAATACAATTGAAACACAAGCAGAGCTTGTATCGAACGCATCAAAAAAAGGATTAAAAAATGTGGGTGCCGCTATCGGAATCACGGGTGACTACGTTGAACGTGCTGCTGCTCTAATCGAGGCAGGTGCTAGCGTTCTTTGTTTGGATGTCGCTCACGGGGATCATGTCTTGATGCACGTTGCCGCTCATAACATTGTTGATAGATTTAGCAACATAGCACACATTATGGCGGGAAACGTTGCAACATATACAGGTGCTCTTGCTCTCGCACACATTGGGGTTGAGAGTGTTCGAGTCGGCATCGGTGGCGGTTCTATCTGTTCCACTCGTATCCAAACTGGACACGGAATGCCAACACTGGCTTCTGTTATTGACTGTGTTAGGGTAAAAGAAAAGTTTCCTAATTTTAAAATCATCGCTGATGGTGGAATCAAGACATCTGGGGATATGGTTAAAGCTTTAGCTGCGGGCGCAGACTTTGTGATGGTCGGCTCCCTACTGGCTGGAACCTCTGAATCTCCAGGCGATGTTATTTATAAAGATGGTGAGAGATACAAGTCTTATCGAGGCATGGCAAGCAAAGATGCCCAGATGGATTGGCGAGGAAAAACGTCTTCTCTTGAAGGCGTGGCGACAGTCATCCCTTATAAAGGTGCAGTATTTCCTGTGTTAGAGGGGCTTGAAAACGGTATTCGCAGCGGACTTTCATATTCAGGTGTTCGCAATCTTGTGCAACTGCGCGAAGATGCCAAGTTTATTCGCCAAACCGCTTCCGGTCTTGCTGAGAGCAATACCCACATTATGTGGAGATACTAATGCCAAAAAAACAGTGGGATGAAAAAGGCGAGAAGATACAAACTTATATACCCGAATCACATAAGGTAGAGCTAAAGATACGCCTCCATCACCACGGCATGACCCAAGCAGGTTTTTTGCGAGGGATCATTAAAGCATTCTTAGAAGAGGACGCTCAATTTATGGCGTGGTTTAACGAATGGAAGTTGCGCAACAGCAAAGTCAAGTCATCGAAAAGACACGCTAAATCAGATAAGCTAAAACAAAAAGGAAAAGAACTCTCGTCGATGTTTGGGATTAACGAGGGAGAACTTGATAATATCTTTGATGTTATCGCACAGGAGCACCCAGACCTATGATTGAATGCGCTAAAAAATGTTGTGAACTCAAGGTATCGTGCCCAATTTCGGATTGTCGAGATTGGGTTGAATACGAAGAAGATTTAAACTGTGTCAATATCGCGGTTGATAAAAATGGACCAATGAAACTCCGTCAGATTGCGGAACGTCTTGGTGTTACGACTGCCAGGGCACAGCAGTTAGAAAAGGCTGCTTTGGCTAAATTAAAGAAACTTATGTAATTTTATTCTTTTTGTTCTTTAACAATCTAATTATAAGTGATTATTTTGCACACAAATAACGTATTTAGGAGAATTTATTATGAGCAAAAAGAAGTTACTTTCTGAAAACGAGATCCGACGCTTCCAAGGTCTCGCAGGCATACCCGCTCTTGGCGAGATGCACTGCCCCTCTGGTGAAAGGGAGGAAGATGAAGTTGAAGAAGGGATGCACGATGGTGCCCGCCATGAGGACGAAGAAGAAATGGAAGAGGGCATGCACGACGGAGAGCGTGAAGAGGATATGGATATGGGTGATGAGCCCATGGACATGGACATGGACGTAGAAATGGATCCTTCCGATAAAGGAGGTGATTTAGATCTTAGTCCAGACCAAAAAGAAGATCTCGCTGCTGATATCGTTCGCGCAGTAGCACAAGAGCTTTCTCAAGCCCTTGACCTCGACGAGCCCATTGAAGTTGAAACCGATGGCGGGGAAGACTTAGAAATGGACATGGATATGGGTGGCGATGATGAAGAGTTAGATCTCGACATGGGCGACGAGCCCGCAGACGACGCCCCTGGAATGCGTTATATGGAAGAGGAAGAAGAGCCCCTTGAAGAAGAAGAGGGAGCTTTCGCCCCCAGCCACTACTGTGTTCATCACGGCGGTGTCCAGCACGAAGGCAAGTTCCAGATGGCTGAGGCTGTTGGTCACAACTGGAGCAAGAAACAGGGTCGCGTTACCCATTATGACATGAAGTTGAAGAATGGCACCGTTCTTGAAAACGTGGCTTTTGAAGACATTCAA